TCTTGTTCTTCCGGAGAAACAGGGAGATATGTGCTCTGAATTTTTGGATTTATTCCAAATGTACTTTCCTAGTAATTGTGGAGCTAGTCTGTGGTCTGCTGTTTTCTTTCGTTTATTGAAGAAACCTCCTTCTACAGGAGAAGAGCAGTATAATAATTTTTATGGAGATAAAAATTTAGTGGATGTGTGTGCAAATTTATTTAATCTATTACATTTATATTTTAATCCAATATCTGCTACGGATTGGTATAATGATTTGAAACCAAAAACTCGTTCTAGAATGCGCCCAGCATATGAAAAATATTGGAATATGGGTATTTATGAAGAACCTAAACACTATGGTGTTTTTGTTAAGACAGACGAATATTTAAAAGATAAAGTTCCGCGTTCAATTATTAATGTTGAGCCTATGGACCAAGTTGTTATTGGTCCCGCTTGCAAAGCTATTTCTAAAGCTTTGATGTCTATACACGCACATTGGATGTATATTCATGAGTTATCTTTTAAAGTTATTTATGGAATCGGCTTGTCTTGGTCTGAATGCATTCGAGAAATGAACTCTCCATTTTTATTAAATCATATATGGATATTAGTCAGTGGTGATGATTCACTTGTAAGATATGATCATCCGGCTTATGGAACGATGTTTTTTGAAGGTGATTTTTCTATGTTCGATCAATCAACAGGGAAAGGAGCATTGTATTTGGAATTTTTAATAATTTCTAAATTTATGTCTCTTTTCGAAAGTTCAGTCTTGTGGAATACTTATTCTCGGCAACTTTTAGTCGCTGATAAGTTCAATAATATCTACATGAAAATTGATAGATCTAAATCACCATCTCGTAATAGTGGCTCAATGGATACTTCTTTAGGTAATACTTTGGTTAATGCTGCTACATGGATGCTCGTGTTATTATCTACACCTGCTTGGGTCCCCTCCATTGAGATGAAATTTCTTCATTTTGGTTTCAAAATTAAATTGCATCAATATTATCACTTGTCATTGTGTACTTTTTTAAAAGGTGCTTTCATGCCCTATACACAATCTCCTGGTTTCCTGTGGTTTCCCCTTCCTTCCCGTATATGGAAAGTTTTTAAATGTTCGCATTTAATTTCTTTTTATTATCCTAAGGAAAATAATGAAACTGCCTGGTTATATTATTTAGGATCTCTTGCTACTCAATTGAAAGGATACTGTTTACCCCCTATCCTTTCCGCATTTTATAAGAGATTCGCTAAATATGGAAATCATACTTCTTCTATTCCAATCTCTTGGGATTGGCATATACCAAAAAGTGATATGTTTTTACAAGTAATAGATTTACCTCTAGTGCATTGGGCCTCATTCTTTTATACTCGGTATAAAATGTCTTATGAGGAACTAGATGAAGCGCAAAATTTTGTATGGTCCTGTGAAGTTGGTGATTCATTCCCTGAATGTTTCAACAAACTTCTCAGTGACTATACTTAATTTCTCTCTGTAATGGCCTTGGCGTTAAAGCGGTGGTTGCCAAGGAAAGGTGATTTCATCACTCACCTAGTGAATTCTCTGAGTGGATTTTTCTTTTATTTTATTTTGTTTTTATTGAATTTGTTTATTAATGTCGAATGTTCCCTTGTCAGAATCTGTCATTCATAAGTCTCTGCCTCAACTTTCTTTTGAGGGTGTGGGTGCTTTTGAATGTGCCGTTGATCCATTTCATGATCGACCCATTGGATATGAAGGATGGCCAGATGCTTATTGTGCGCGTAGTAATAAGTTTACTTTTACACGTCAAGTTGTTGTACCTGGTGATTCTTCTTCTTCTCACAATTCTGATTTTCTTATTCATCTAACTAATGAATTAAAGTTAGTTCCTATGCAAACTCCTAACCAAGACAACCCCCCTGATTCTTCATCATCCAATGTTTTAAATGTGGGTCAAGGTGGTTTAGAGTTTTCTGTCAACAATATTTCTGGTCAAACGTATTATGGAGGTTTGGTTGTTTTACGACAATCTGACGGAAATACTGCAAATTTTTCTCTAGGAAATAGTACTAACTGGTCTCAAATTGCTACCTTGGGTCCTTTTACAGAAGGAACTAGTGGTACAATTGGTAATGAAAGTGATATTTTTACTAATCGTGCTGGTACTTATCGTTGTATCGGTGCTGCTTTTGAAGTAAGAAATGTCACAAATGAGTTGAATGTTCAAGGTTTAACCACAGCTTATCGTATGTTTGATCGTCATCAAGAAGATGGAGTTGAATTTTATGCGTATCTTAATGGTAATTCACCATTAGGCATGAAATATACTAGTCGCCGTCCTTTATGGCCTTCCACTGTTGCTGCTACTAAAGAATATTTAGAAACTAAAGATTTTAAAGCTAAAGATGGTCTTTATTCCGTTGCCCGTTTTTATGACTCTGAAAATCTTGCTACTTATGATCAAGCCACCCCACTACTTGTGTATGATATGCAAATAGCTACAGAAGATGGTGGTTCTTGGTCAAATAAATTTGTTTCTGCTTATCCTAATATTCTTAATACTTCTCAATTTAATACAGGAGCTACAAACTTTTCCATGTTTAATCATCCCATTGGTTTTCATCAATGTGGTGCCTTTGTAACTGGTTGTACTCCTTCTACATCATTGGTCATCACTGCTCGTTGGATTATTGAATATTTTCCAACCACTGATGACGCTGATCTCCTTGTATTAGCTACCCCTAGTGCCGATTATGACCCTCGAGCTTTAGAGTTAGTTTCTGCTGTCATGCGTGAGATGCCTGTAGGTGTTGTTGTGCGTGATAATGCAAGTGGTGATTGGTTTAAAAATATGATGGATGTAGCAGATCAAGTATCTGGTATGGTTATGTCAATGCCTGGTTTGCCTCCGCAAGTTCGTGCCGTTGCAACTGGAGTGCAGGGTGTTGCCAAATTAGAGAAAGTACTTAATCGTTCTAATAAAGAATTCAACAAAACTCGACAGATTGATATCACTCAGAAGAAGCCTCCCGCGTCTCAAAGGAGAAGAAATACTAAAGGTCTAAGTCAACAAGCAACTCAAACTGCTAAGGCAGCCTTGGATGACGAATTAGACGCTCTGATGGAAGCCGGAGAAGAGCTCGACGAAGTGCAAAAGCCACGTCAACCCCGC